GCTCGCCCGAAACACCCCCAGGCGACCCGACTTTCAGCGAGCTGCCCAGCAGTGACCGCCAGGACGACGACGAGGGCGAGCCTGACCCGACGACACCCGACCCCACCTGCGCTACATGGGACAGCGCCCCGTGGTTGGCGCCGTTGCTGGCTGTCCCGGCCAATGCGTGCTGGCCGCGCCTCATGTCGCCACCGCATGAGGACGCCACCGGGTCGTATGGGCCAGCGGCTGTCCAGTGGGTGAAGGACGTGCGCGGCGTGACGTTGCGGTGGTGGCAGGCGCTGGTGTTCTTTCGCCTGCTGGAACACAACGCGCAGGGCGAGCTGGTCTGGCTGGACAGTCTGGTGTCCACCGCCCGCCAGGTCGGCAAGTCAGTGCTGCTGCGTGAACTGGGCATGTGGCGGATGCATCACGCCGAGTTGTTCGGTGAGGAGCAGACCATCCTGCACACGGGAGCCAACATGGCGGTGTGCCGGGAGATTCAGCGACCAGCGCGCCGGTGGGCGCGCGAGCGTTTAGACCTGGGCTACAAGGTGCGCGACGCCAACGACCAGGAGGAGATTGAGGCACCAGACGGGAGCCGCTACCTGCTGCGCAGCAAGACTGCTGTGTACGGCTTCACCGGCACGCTGGCGTTTGGTGACGAGGCCTGGAAGATGGAGGCCAGCGTCGTGGAGGACGGGCTGGAACCCACGCTGACTGAGAAGGTCAACGCGCAGTTGTGCCTGTTCAGCACGGCCAACCGGCAGGCCACGTCGTTGGTGCTGCTGCGTCGTGCTGCTGTGTTCGCTGCGTGGGGTCGGCCAGAGCTGCGCACGCTGCTGGTGGAGTGGTCGGCGCCGCGTGATGCTGAGCTGGCCGACCAGGACGCGTGGCACCAGGCCAGCCCGCACTGGACGCCAGCACGCCAGCGTCTGCTGGAAGGCAAGTTGGCCAGGGCTCAGGTGGGCTTCTCCGAGGACCCCGACGAGGACGACCCGGTGGAAAGTTTCAGGGCGCAGTTCCTGAACATCTGGCCACGTCGCCGCCTGCTGGCCAGCAACCGCACTGAGCCGCTGGCCAACCGCGACCAGTGGGCGCAGGCCGCTGACATGTTCGCCACCGCGCCCGCTGACGCGCCGCTGACGGTGGCGGTGGAGGACTACTACGGGCTAGGCGCTGCTGCTGCTGCTGTCGTCCAACTGGCCGACGGCAGGCTGCTGACGTGGGGCGGCCAGTTTGAGTCCAGGCCTGATGCGTACGCCTGGGCGTCCTTCACCATCGGACGGCGCGAGGGCTGCACGCTGCTGGTCGGCGCCAGCCTGTCCATCGAGGAGGCGCGCATGGCGGTGCCGCGTGCTGAGGTGCGCAAGGCTGGTGTGACCCAGACCAGCGCAGCGTTGCCGTTGCTGCGTAGCGTGCTGCGCGCCAACGAGCTGGTGCACAGCGGCGACGACGACCTGGCGTTGCAGGTGCGCAGCGTCCAACTGGTGCCCACGTCCAGCGGTGGCCTGGGCGTTGCGCATCGTGGCATCCGCTCAGACCTGCTGCGCGCGACCGCCTGGGCGGTCCACGACAGGCACCAACCACACGAGGAGCCGTTGAGTTTCTATGTCTACTGAACTGGCCAGGACAGCCCGCCACGTCAAGCGCGCCACACGTACGCAGGTGGCCCAACGCCTTGCTGGGCTGGGCGTGCGTGGCAGCCAGCGAGCTGGTGGCGGCACGAGGTCGTGGGCGTTCCTGACGGGCGACCCGTACGACGCATGGCCAGTGGGCGCCACCGAGGCGCAGGCCATGAGCCTGCCGCCGTTCGGTCGTGGTGTGGCGTTGCTGGCCAACGCAGTGGCGGGCACCGAGTGGCGGGCCATGCGCTGGGACCCGGTGGCTGGTGTGTCCATGCGTCTGCCCGACCAGCCAGCGGTGCTGACCGACCCCGACCCGACCACCACGCCATGGCACTACAAGTGGTCAGCGGTGGAGGACCTGATCCTGTACGGCAACCACTTTGCGCTGTACGGCGACGTGGACTTTCGCACGCTGCGCCCCGGCTGGCTGATGCCGTTGCCCGCTGACGACGTGTGGCTGATCGTGGACCCGGAAACCAACCGCTGGTCGTGGACGGTGGGCGGCACGCTGCGCGACCCTGACGAGCTGCTGCACGTCAGCGCTGGCAACCGCAGCGGCGAGGTGCTGGGGCGTGGCGTGCTGGCGCAGTACGGCCTGTGGCTCGGTGGCGTGGTCGCTGCTGAGGACCACGCCAGTAACTACTTCGCTGGCGGTGCCATGCCGCCCGCTGTGTTGCAGGCGCCCGTGGTGCTGACACAAGGGCAGGCCGACGAGCTGAAAGCCAAGTGGCGCCAGATGACCAACACACGTGAGCCGGTCGTGCTGCCCAGCGGCTACGTGCTGACGCCTGTGGTCACCAACGCTGAGCAGGCCCAGTTGGTGGAGTCGCGCACCTGGAACGCCTCGCTGGTCGCCATGCTGCTGGGCATCCCGTCGTACAAGTTGGGTCTGCAAGGCCCGTCCATGACGTACCAGAACATCGAGAGCGCAGACATTGAGTTTGTGCGCGACAGCGTGGACCGCTACGCCAGGCCGCTGTCAGCAGCGTTCAGCAAGTGGCTGCTGCCTCGTGGCACTGACGTGGCCTGGGACTACGCAGGCCGGATGCGCAGCGACACCAAGACCACCGCCGAGGTGGTGGGCTCGCTGGTCGCCAGCAAGTTGCTGACGCTGGACGAGGGCCGCGCCATGATCGGCCGCCCGCCGCTGCCAGAGGACGAGCAGCCAGACCCGCCAGAACCACTGCCCGACCCTGAGCCGACCGGCCAGGACGAGCCCATGGACGAGCTGACACCGCAGGAGGTGCCCTGATGGAACTGCTGATCGAACGCAGCGCCGCGCCACTGGAACCAGTGGGCGACGGCTGGACGGTGGAAGGCCTCGCCGTGCCGTACGACGTGGCCACCATGGTGAGCGACGACGGCGGCGCCACCACGTACTGGGAAGGCTTCACTGGTGGCGCCTTCAACCGCGACGTGGCCAAGGGCGGGCGCTGGGTGAACCTCATGCTGGGCCACCAGGGCGACGACGGCGACCGCTACCTGGGCCGCTGCGTGTCGCTGGCTGAGTCGGTCACTGGGCTGGTGGCTGGCTTCCGGCTGGACCGTTCCCACCCGCACGCCGAGGCTGCGCGTGCTGGCGAGCTGCGCGGCTGGTCGGTCAGCGCGCGTGTGTACCGCAGCCGCGCCGTGCGGGCTGATGGCCGCGAGGTCGTGTGGCGCGAGTCGTGCGGGCTGTCACACATCGCCGCCACCGCTGCGCCCCAGTACGCAGGCGCAGGCGTCGCTGTCGCCCGTGAACATGTGCTGATCCAGGGCGCCAGCCCAACGCCGAGGCTGGACGCCATCAAGGCGCTGCTGGACTCGCTGCCTGAGCGGCCAGCCTGATGTTGGAGGTGGACGCCAGCACCACCAGCCGCGTGGAGTTGGAGCCGTACCTGCGCAAGTTGCTGCGCATCGGCGGGCGCGCTGCTGACGTGGAGACCATCAGGGCTGAGCTGGCCAGCCGCGTCTGGCAGAACCACAACCCGTACGAGGAGGCAACACCATGAGCAACACGCAGATGCTGCTGCTGCTGATCCTCGCTGGCGTCCTCATCGTGCTGGCGGTGCTGGCGTCACGCTGGCGCTAATGGTCCGCACTGCGGACCATTGACCGTGGACGGCTGACGACCGGCGGCGTACGGTCACCGACGAGAGCCGCCACCCGGCGCCCGTGCCACCAGCCACCCGGCCACCGAGCCGCCACCCTGGGACATGACAGAACGTGGGCAAGCCGCCACCCGGCCAAGTGACCATCCCTTGGCTTGGAGGCCCCACGCATGGGCGCATATCTGGACAGGCTCAACCAGCAGTTTGACGAGGTGCGCGACGGCATCAGCACGCTGATCGACCGCGCCGCCGACGAGAAGCGCGACGTGACCGACGACGAGCAGAAGCAGGTGGACCGCGACAAGGCCCGCATGGCTGAGCTGCAAACGGCCATCGCCCATTACTCAGAGATTGACCAGCAGGCGGGCAAGGTCGCAGCCCTGCGCAGCGCCACGCCGCCGACGGTCACCACACGTGTGCAGGTCACTGAGCCTGAGTACGACATTGCCCGCGAGTTCCCCACCGTCGGTGACTACGCCATCACCGTGCACCGGGCCATGACCATGCGCGACCCGGTGGCGCGCGAGAAGTTGGACCGGGCGACGGCGCACCAGAAGTTGGCCGACAACCCGGGCATCATCCCCCGGCCTGTCGTGGGCTCGCTGCTGAACGACATTGACGCCAGCCGCCCGTTCATCAACTCGATCAGCCGCAAGCCGCTGCCCGCTGGCGCCTTTGACCGGCCAGTCATCACGCAGCACGTGGCAGTGGACAAGCAGGCCGCTGAGAAGGACCTGACGGCCAGCCAGAAGATGCTGATTGGCAAGCTGCCCGTGGTCGCTGACACCTTCGCTGGCCACCTCAACATCAGCCGCCAGGACATCAAGTGGACCAGCCCCGGCATCCTGTCGATTGTCTTTCAGGACTTCGCTGATGTGTACGCCAACGCCACCGACAACGAGGCGTGCGAGGACTTCGCAGCGAGCGTGGTCAACACCGCACCTATCGCCACGTGGGACGCGGCTGGCCTGTACGCCGCCATCTACGGCGCAGCGGCCAACTCGCTGTCCACGGTGAACTCACTGCCTGACACGGTGTGGGTGTCGCCTGACGTGTGGGGGCGGCTCGGTGGAGTGACCACTGGCATGGGCCAGCCCATGTTCCCGGGCATGAACCCTGGCGGGCTCAGTGGCTCGCCCATGGGGTTCAGCCTCGTGGTCGATAAGAACTTCCCCGACAGCACCATGATCCAAGGGCCGAGCAAGTACGCCGAGTGGTACGAGGACGTGGACGGGCTCATGCAGGTTGGTGAGCCTGACGTGCTGGGCCAGTTGGTCGGCTATGCAGGGTTTGGTGCGTTCCTGAACGTGCGCCCTGAGACCTTCACCAAGTTCACCGTCCCGGCGCCCGTGGTCGCTGACGCGCAGTCCAGCCGCAAGAGCTGACGTGGCCGCACCCCTGGACCTGGCGACGGTGCGCGCGTACCTGCGCGTACCGGCAACCGCCCTGTCTGACGAGGACCTGCAACGCATGATCGACACCAGCGCCGCCGATCAATCTGCCCGCTGCCACTGGGAACCCACTGCCGAGTTCCCGGTGGCGTTGGAGCAGGCGTTGCTGCGCCGCGTCCAGCGGGAGGTCGCGGCGCGCAACCTCCCGCTGGGCATGGTTGGCCTGGAGGCTGAGTACGGGCCTCAGTCGCTGGCCACCTACGACGCACTGGTGGAGCAGCATGAGCGCCAGTACCGCAACGTGGTGCTGGCATGAGCCTCGCAACCGGCACCAGCACCCGGCCAGGACTGACCCGCCAGGCCATCGTGGACGCACTGGGCGCCATCCCTGGGCTGGTGGCGTACGCATCCGCACCCGACCAGGCCACCGCTGGCGCTGCGTGGCCCAGATGGCAGCAGACGACCTACGACGGTCGCCTGTGTGAGCTGGCCGTGGACACCTACGACGTGCTGGTGACACTGCCCGCTGACTACGCCAGCACGACCGTGGACGAGGGCGACGGCTACCGCGACGTGGTGGCCATGGCCCTCATCGGCATGGGTGCCCGCATCCAGTACGCCGAGCCCGTGCGCATCACGTTCACCGACAACCAGGCCATGCCAGGGCTGCGCCTGCGGCTGACCATCTAGGAGGCACCACCATGGCACTGCCCACCACCACCCGCCCGCTGGGCCCCGGCTCGCTCACCATCGGCGCGACCGCCACGCCCATTGACGTGTCGTGTCTGGTCAACAACGCAGTCATTGCTGCGGAAAAGACTCAGGGCGACAGCGTGACCAAGTTGTGTGGCGACGTTGCCCCCGGCTCGGTGACGTACGAGTACACATTGAGCGGCAACATGGACACCGACAACACCGACGCTGCTGGTTTCTTTGCCCTCAGCCAGGCCGAGGCTGGCACCGTGCTGGACTACGTGTTCACGCCCAACGACGATGGCGGCACCAGCGCCACCGGCCAGTTGATCGTGGACCCGCTGGACTTTGGTGGCGACACCGCAGGCGAGACCATGACCAGCGACTTTGAGTTTGCGCTGGTCGGTAAGCCCACCTACGCCTATGGCGGGCTGCCCCTGGCCGACGACCAGCAGCAGACCACCGACGGTGACGACGAGTACGCAGCGTGACCGACGGCCAGCGCACGGAGGTGGTGGGCGCCCGCGAGCTGGGCGCCACCCTCAACCGCGCGGCTGGCGACCTCGAGGACCTCGAGGAGGCCGAGCGCAAGGCTGGCCAACTCATCAAACAACGGGCTCAGCAACTGGCGCCCAAGGTCTCAGGCGCGCTGTCAACGTCCATCGACGCCAGCACCGCTGGCGTGGGCGTGAGCGTCGGCAGTGACCTCATCTACGCAGGCGTGCAGGAGTACGGCTGGTCTGGCCACAACAT